TATGGTTTAATCAAAACGAGTGACCCTCATAAGGCATTAGTGATTATGCTTAAGCATGTCGGCCAACAACAATAACAAGAGGGTTCGTCGAGCAATAGTAGAATTACTACTAAAACATGGACCTGCGACTAGAGAAGAAGTAGCAGAATTACTACAGAATTACAAAGGTGTAAAGAATGTTCCCTCTCCTAATAGCCTCAGTGCTCTTATGTCTAAAAATCCACAGGTGGTTATCGTCGGCAAACAAAAAGTCGAGATGACTCTAGGTATCAACACTCACCACATGCTTTTCGATATAGACCGAGAAGTAATCAAGACAAAAGATGATTTGATTTTGACTCGTCCTATCTCGGTCATGACTCCTACTGAACGCAGAGAAGCGACGCAGTGCCCCTCCTGTGCTAAGACTCGTATATTACCTAATGGCGAAACCAAATGTATAGCATGTATTCGTAGAGCATAGGTATTATATACTGGCGAGGATTACTCGTAAGGTATGAAACAAGTATGGGCTACAAAGCACCGACCTTCTACTCTCGATGAGTTCGTAGGCCAAGGGCACATGACCGGTGAGTTTGGTCGTATTATCCAAGGCACAAGCGGAATGCAGCACTATATTTTCTACTCCCCCGAAGCAGGTACAGGCAAGACTTCTCTTGCTCACATACTAGCCAATTCATTAGGCTACACTATACATATGTACAATGCTTCATCCAAGCGACAAAGAGGCATACAATTCATCGAAGAAGAATTAGCCCCTATGACTAGACTTGGACAGTGGGAGACCATTTTCTTTTTAGATGAAGCCGACCAACTTACTGATGCGGCGCAGTCGGCACTGAAAGGTGTCATTGAAGGTGCCCAAGGCTACTTCATTCTTACCTGCAACGACTTAACTAAGTTGTCTCCTTGGCTTCAATCTCGATGCCAACTAAGAACCTTTAAGCCAATAGAGGATAGTGAAATGTTTCTGCGGCTACATCAAGTAGATGCTAGAGAGGGATTCTTTACTAATCAGAGCGACCTTGACAAAATTATAGATGCTAACGAGGGTGATTTGCGTAATGCTATCAATGCCCTACAGGCATATCATACTATTCCCGAAGAAAACAGACAGCAGTTCTTAGTGTCTATCTCCGAACCGGAGGTGGATGCCTCAAGAGTACTGTCCCTGTGTCTCAAAGAGAAGCAGGTAGAAGAAGCAGTGAAGTGCATGGGCGCTCCCGCCAATCTACGAAAGACAATAGACGCTGTATTTAATTACGGCATAAACTCCCCCGCTAAACCCAAAAGCAAGTTGCTCTTGGTGGATGCCGCTACGCAAGCCCAAAGAGATTTGCTAAGTGGTGTCGATGCCCACTATGTTATGTGGGATTTTTGTAGGAGACTAACTGAGTAAGGGTTATATAGTGGCGAGGATACATGAAAGAATGAGGTTTTACTATGGTAGATATTGAACAAATGATAGAAAGAATTAGCAAGAATGTGAACTGCACAATCGACGCACTGAGTGCTCGTATGAATGATGTGCTCGACTCTAACAGAGCGGCATGGATGGATGCAGGAAAGACTGATGAAGAGTGCAACATTAACGCACTAAGAATAGCAGGTCGACAAATCAAGAGCGAAGGCGAGCGCCTCAAGCGTTCCGGTGCAACTCTCTTTGAAGGAATGTTTATTAGCGCCCCACGCTACAAAGATTGGGCAGATTTCGCATACAAAAAAGCAGCAAAGAGTATTGGTGATTCGGCAATCGCTGACGCTATGGTCGAAGACGGGCTAGCAACGCTCTATGAAGACAACAATGACGGTACATACACTAAGAAGTACAACGGTTTCTTGGCTCGTGGCGAAGCATTCGACAACGATGTTAGTACTGTTGATGTTTCGGAGTTGCCTAAGAATACCTACGATGCAGGTAACGGACTACACTTTCACTTGATTTGGGACAAGGCTAGTCCTACATTCCCGTCGGGTGACAAGAACTTTAAGTACGGCAACCCTCGCCCACTAAGCGAGAAAGACCGCAACTGTATGTTCTTGGGTAGAAAGCAAGGGGATAAGGATACTCAAATCTACTCCATGCGATTTACTGGTGCTCTTGCAGAGATAGACCAACCTACATTCGTAGCCGGTACTATTGCTATGCGACCTGCTCGTAACGGCAACACTGCCTACGCTAAAGCAGGAGTATCTACTTTTACTGTTGACGATTCATTGCAGAGTATCTTTTCCGACTCTCCCGACGCTATCAACTACGATGGCGTTGTTAGACTCGAAGGTGGCTTGCAGGATATCGAAAACTATGTCGGTAAATTGAGTGACAAAGAGAAGTGGGATGCGCTTGTTTCTGTTGTTGCAGAAGTGGTTCACATTGACCCAAGAGATAACGGTGGTTACATTATTACCGTTGGTGACTTGGATATCATGTCCACTGCTGGTACTACTGACATCTATGTTCCTACTTCTCAAGAGTCACTTGTAGACTTCTCAGTGGGTTCTACTCTCATGGTTCTCGGACAACCGTACATGAGCCGTGATGATGAACCACGCCTAGTTACTACCGGTTGGTGGTGTGCCGAATCATTAGGTGCAAGCGACTCCTCCACTGGAGATGTAGAGGGGTGGGACTGATGGCTTGGGCACAATCTAAAACCGAGGCGGCTCCTGCGAAAGCAGGGGCTACCTACGGGGCCGAATACTACCGTGAATTGTTCGACAAGAAGCGGGCAAACCACGCACCAATTCGCATGGCTTTGGTCGGTAAGGAGAACACCGCTAAGACTGGTCTCTCTCTTGACCTTGCTCTAAAGCACACAGATAAGGACATCGTAGTCCTTGACTGTGACAACTCCGCACAGAACACTGTAGATTACCTGCTGTCAACCAAGGTCGAGGGCGCAGATAGAATCCGTGTCATCCCTATGATTGATGAGATGGACGATGCTATGTGGAATGAAGACAACACTACTGATTGGCTCGCTGTAGTCAAGAAGTTGGAGTGGTTCACCGCATACCTTGGTGAGAACAATGAAAGTATCGGGGCTGTAGTCATGGATGGCGGTTCTACTTTCCTCAAGTGGTGTGAGTTCGTCATGACTGAGCGACTCCTTGAGCGTGGTGTTATCAAAGACGAGAGCGACAACTTCAACCAAAAAGAATGGCGTGAGCGCAATCGTGTGTTCAAAGGTGTTCTAAATCGGCTTACTGCTCTGCCAATCCCTTACATTTTCTTTACCTTTCACTTGAAAGACAAGAAGCAGTTTATGGATATCGGTAACGGCACTAAAGCCATGATGAAAATTGGCGAGATTGTTGATTGGGTAGACGGTACGCAGCGATTCGTTAGTCAACAAATACTACTGCGACGATACACCAAAAAGGGCGACAAGACTGCCGGTGTGGAGGCTGACAAAAAGTTGGGCGACGATGACTTTGTTATTCGTGCCACTATCAACGAGATGAAAGGTCGAAACATGGAGCACTTGGGCAAGCAGTATGACTTGATGAGTGTTGTTAATGGCAAAGTAAGTTGGGCTGGACTACCCTTTGGGTGGGATTGATGATGGGATTCGATGCTAAATTATTTGAAATCGGCAAAGAGTTACAGATGCTAAGGTCTAGAATTGCAGACCTTGAGTCAATCATTGACGAGATACCTAATTTGGGGGCAGTTATAGCCGCAGTCCGTGAACTACAGGATGAGCATGAGGCACCTGCCGCTAAGTTCATCCATTACTTAGGGAGTTGGGTGAAGTGAGCAGCGTAGGACCATTTGTTCGTAACGCTCTAGTAAGCCTACTCTCCGTGACTAGTAGAGAACAACACATCAACGGAAAATCACAGAAACAAGTGAGCGGGTGTATTATTATCTTGGATGATAAAGTACTATCCACTACATCTATTGTCAAGGATGGCAAAACATCCCTGTCTCGCTTTTCTATACTTACTGATGCAGAAAACACTGCTACAATCCCAGTCCCCGACATAGAAAGAATGCTAGGTGTGTTAAAACACCACGGTGAATATGTAACCATCACTTACAAAGATGACAAAGTAATTATTAAGTCTAAGAATAAACAGACTACACTTACTGGTGGCTTCGGGGCTAAAGCATTTGCTAACAGCCAAAACACACTCAAAGAGTGGCACGAGCAAGCAAAGCAGCGAGCAACGCAAATCAAAGGTAATGTGTACATCACTAAGGATGGGGATACAATCTCTCCTTTCTTTACAGCAGAGATACTTGCTGATGATTTGCATGATGCTCTCAAATGCGACGGTATCAACGGGCAAAAGTTAAACCGTTATACCTTTAAAGTGGATGGCGGTAGCCTTAGTTTAACTGTAGGTGACGCATTCAAAGGCAAGACTAATGTTGATTTCGGTTCTCACGCATGCAAGGATTTCACGGCTACATTTGAAGGTGGTCTTGAGCACATTGTAAGGCACTACTCTAACAAAATTAAACTGTCTTTCATGGACTTTACTGAGTATGGGCAAGGCATTAGACTTCTAATGCTTATGGACAACGGAGACTGGGTGTTTCAGGCGGGGGTTCTTTGATGCTCGCTAATAACGGGAGCAGATACGATAGTATTACTGGATTCACACAAAATGAAGTACATAGTGTGTGTGAGTATGAGCCTTTCGCTCGTTGGATTTTTAGAGGCTCACATAGGCGTAGAAGAATGAGAGTTCTTCTTTCGGCCATAGTGGGACTTGAGATGGAGATTGATAAATGGTACGCTACCGAGGAGATTACTCAAATGTGTCTACTACATGACGCTAGGGGACGGTCCTCCCAAATAATTAGTAATCAAAGAGTAGGGACTTTATTTCGGGTTTTAATTGCTCGTGAGATAATACAGTTTCGTAAAATAAAAGGAAAAAGAGAATACATAATAGGTGAAAAATATGTTAATGATATGCTACAATTGCGAGAAAAAGCAAATAATAAATGAAGAACAGCCGACAGTTAAGGTCGGTGAGAATTATGCCGAGCAAATAATTAAGTGCATCCACTGCGGAGAGCCACATAAATTATGCTTGACGCTAAAATCACTGCGAGATGACTACCGAGACCCTCACTGGTTGCGAGAGCACTATGTGGACAAGGGTTACTCAATGGCTGCTATTGCAGTAATGTGCTCAGTGACTCCTATGACTATTCAAAATTGGCTGCGTAGACATGACATACAGACAAGAGGTAGGGGGTATAGGGCAGATGACTAATCATGTTCTTACTTTAAGAGTATGTAATCTATGCGATTGCATAGTATCAGGCACCTCCGAGCCACCTACAAATGATAGTAAGGTCTTGCAGACAGTCATGCTTCGACACGGCTGGTGCAAGTGCTTTCTTGACCTAATAGATTAAGTAGTGGCGATACTGGATGTGTGTATATGATTGTAACACAGGTTGGCGGTAGAGATATACGAATAAGAAGTAGAGACCCCGAAACTCTTGAGCGACAAGACATTAAGTTAAGTGCTTATCCATATTGCTTTGCTAGTAATGTGGGTGACACATTTGGCTTAGTCAAAGTTCAAGAGGGCTTCAAGGGTCTTTATGGACAGAAGTTAAACAAAGTCTACTTTCGCACAGAATATGACCGTCGTATATGGTCCAAGACACACACTACTTGGGAGTCAAATGTTACTTTCCCAAACCAAATACTCATTGACCGAATGAATAGCGGGGAAGAACCTGTGCCCAACTATAATCACCGGATATGGTACTTAGATGGCGAATGGATGACTAAATCCGGCGAGATTACTATGCTTAGTGTACATGATTCGTACACAGGTAGAATGTATTCTTGGGTTCGCCATGACGACATAAAGGCAGGGACTTACAAATCTCTAGACTGCATCAATCATCCCGAAGGTCTTGAGTCTATTGAGTTTGATACTCCAATAAAGGCTTTCGCTAACGAAAGACAACTACTCGCTGACTTTGCTGCACATATGGCAAAGCAGGACCCCGATATTATCGCAGGGTGGTATGTTGTAGATGCCGATATTAAACAGATATGTGACCGTATGAGAGTATGTGGTCTCGACCCAAAGAAGTTATCGCCCTACAATCGGCATGATTTCAAGTATAACTGGTCGGACAAACACTGGTCTCAACCCATAGCAGGTCGCTTGTGTTTTGATTTGATGGTCGGCTTCAAGAAGTTATGGACTATCAAGAACGGACAACTAGCATCACAAAAGTTGGATGACATAGCGTGGTCTGTTCTAGAGGAGCGCAAGGTAGAGTTGCCCGACGGACATGACACTTACTTCTCGGATGTTGCTACATACCTCGACTACAATAGACAGGATGTACGACTGTTACCTAGGCTTGACGAAGCAGTTAACGCCATAGGTTACTTTACTTCTATGCAGCATGTAGTACAGTGTCAGTTGGCTACTACTCCCCTTATCACTGCTATGGCTACAAGTCTGTTCCTACAGGATGAGGACTTTGACCGACGCATACCCGACTCTCCTAAGTTCGATAAGAAGGACTATACTGGTGCCGACATCCAAGAGCCTGTGCCCGACCGATACAGTAGTGTGGCTATCATGGATATCAAAGCGATGTATCATAGTAATGTTAAGTTACACCGCATATGCTGGACTAATCTAAGTGATGATGGTGTAGACTGCGGTAATGGTATCAAGTTCACCAATAAGGAGGGCTTACTAGGTCGCACTATGGACAAATTGACTGTCAAGCGTAACGAGTACAAAGCCTTGATGAAAGAGGCGCGTAAAGAGGGCGATGAAATATCCTACAAGAAGTGGGATGGTGCTCAATTTGCTACTAAATCAATGGTGGCATCCTTATACGGTATATGTGGGGATGCTAAGTACGGCATGTACCATCCCGACATCGCCGCCGCTATCACATTCACATCAAGACAAACATTATTCCGACTGCGAGATGAGTGTAATGACCGTGGTTATCCTGTTCGATATGGGCATACAGACTCTATATTCTGCGAAGTCCCATCACCGGAGGAGGGTATGAAATTGGTCGCTGAAATCAATAAGGCCATGTACCCTATCGAAACTGAGTTTGAGAAGTGGTGTGAGTCTATGGTGCTTAAAGCCAAGAATCGCTACGCCGGTAAGGTTACATGGACTGATGGTGAATATCATGAACCGGACTACTACTACAAGGGACTAGAGTTGATACAGGCTCGTATGCCCAAAGCCATGAAATCAGCCATGGACTCTACTCTTAGAGGTATTCTCGACGGTAAGTCAAAGGCTGAGGTAGACGAGGACTTAAGTGGCCTAATCACTAAAGGTATTAACGGTGAATTAGGAGTTGAGTTGCTCATGATTGGCAAACTAAAGAAACGACTTACTGAATATCGGGTACTTTCCGGTGCATCGGCAGGTGCATTTTGGGCTAAAAGTAACTTAAACAAGAATTACAAAGTCGACGACTCATTCTTGACTGCTGTTGATACTAGAGGTAAGCATATAGCATTCGATAATTTACAAGAATTAAACGGAGTTACTAGTATTGATTGGGCGGAGATGACCGATAAATTTATTGTCAAAAAGGCAGCATCAATCTACGAACTCGTGGGTTGGGACACGGTAGAGTTGTCCAATGCCCACCGTGGCATAGGCGCTATTCAATGGGTATAGTTATATAGTGGCGAGGCCAACTTAGTATTATGACCGAAGAGACTAGAACCCCTCGTAAAATGACAACTAAAGAACTAACAGAAGCAGTGCATAACATAGGCTCGTCACTAAACAGTCTTGCTCATGCGCTATCAAACGATATCGCTCAAATTATGGGCGTTTTGTCCGGCATTCTAGTTCATATGGACTTATTGCAGACAATCACCTGTCCTTCTTGTGGCAGTGAACTAAAGCACCCTAAATTAGAAGGCGTGCCTAGCCCGACGCATTGTCCTCAATGCGGCAGCGATTTAGATTTAGAAGAAGAATAATTAAAACACACATGGGGCGTGGATTAACTATGGCACGAGTATTATTGGCAAGCATGGATGAAGAATTGGTCTCTAAGGCTATTGAACTTCACGGTAAGAGAGATGTATATGTCGCATTAGATTCGACAGTTCTTTCTCAAATGAAGGCATTTGAACTCGGACTTGACAAGCACGCATTAGTCGGAGCCGATGTAGACCAATCAGTCTACGAGTTGTATCCCGCCCCTACAAAGAAGGCTGAGAAGCCTAAGAAAGTAGAGGCGAAGAAGGATGTCAAACCAAAGTCCGATTAAATATAGCAAAGAGTGGTTTGAAATCCACGGTCCCGAACATGGGCACGCTAATCCATTTAAGGCTAGCAACAACGGATGGCCCGTGAGGTTATCTAAATCGGCATTTATGACTTACTTAGGTTGTCCTCGTAAGTATTGGTGGTCTAATGTGGCCGAGATACGAGGTCCACGCAATCACTTCATGGTTCACGGTACAGCAGTCCACCGTTCACTTGAGAATCTCTACGGTAATTGGTCTGTCGATACTGAGCAGACTTTTTCTACTTTAATGCTCCAAGATTGGGAGGACAAGTCCACCCATGAACCACACCTAGAGTGGGATGAAATGCAAAAACAAGTCTATACTGGTTCTGTCGAGGCTCTCGCTCAACTTGAACAGGAGAGACTGCGTCGATGGGGAGAGGAACACTTCGCTCCCGAAGAGTTCGAGGTCAAGCATACTTTGAAAGTACCCGACCATAATTTTATTCTTGTAGGTATGATTGACGGCGTACATCGTCATCCCGATGGCGGCTTAGTTATTACTGAGTTAAAAACCGGTAAGGCTAGCGCAGGTAAATTAAGCAAGACTCGTAAGGAACTATGCTACTACCGCTACATGTTAGCCATGTTGGGTTGGGATGAAGCAGTCTACTTCTACTACTTATTCCCCGAAGCAAATAACATTAAATTATTTCATGAATTAGACGCTAAGAAAAACACTGAGGTGTGGCTTGGTGATTTGCAGGGGATGGCTGTGCTAGAAAAGGTACAAAAGCGTTCTGTAACTGCTATGCACAAATCTCTCGACAAGACTTTCGAGGGAATAACTAATTCACTATGGGATATTAAATGGAGCGACTACTTCTGTACGGAGTGGTGTGACTTCAATATGTCCTGCGAAAGTCAAATGCTTGGATTAGATAGCGACCCGACGGTTTCATATAGTGCCGACAAAGAATGGTGATAACATGGAGACTAAAATAGAGTGCCCCGAATGTGGGGACAAAGATTTTGAAACAGACGCTATGATGCTTGTTACTGGGCAAGTGGGAGGCGAACAAAAAATGCTTATCGTACATACCTGTAATGGTTGTGAGCACAAGTGGAGGGGTCATGCGTGACCCTGCTCTCTTTTCCGAGAGAGATAGGACTAAAGCGAGCAATAGTGACTAAGCAACACCAGTACACGCACTACCTCAATAAAATGAGGTCAAAAACATCATGCTACACTAGCCTATACTCTTTTGATAAAATGAACGAAGACGGTAAGCCCGACTATAGATATGCAATAATTGACAGAGCATGGTGGGATTTTGATGCCGGAGAAAGAGGAGGAATCGAACTCGTCAAGCGGGATGTCAGTGAACTCATCAAAAGGTTGGAGGGTGACATTAGAGTCGTCGCCACCGGCAGAGGCTTTCATGTACATCAACTCTTCAATAAACCTGTCTGTGGACCGGAGTACAGATTGACTCTTGAGCACTATCAGCGACGGAAAGCCCGTGGCCTAGCAACTCTTGATGGTGTGGGGTTTCCCGAAAAAATGACACGCATACCCAACACCTACAACCCTAAGCGTGGTAGATGGTGTGTGGTTATCGACGGTAGAGAGTTTGCCGAAGACCCCGATAATTTTGTTATTCCTAAATCCCCTAGTAAAATGCCAAGGATTCTACATCCATTTGGCGAAATAACCAATAGTGGATTTGATTTCATCAATTGGTCTAACAATTACGCTCCACAGCAAGAAGACTATAACTTCGCTGAGAGCGTCTGTTTGGACTCCGAGGCCCTCACTGCTGGGTCAGTACCTTTGATGCCTTGTTTGGCCCGTGGGGTTAATCAAAACAAGCCTAATCACCATGTGCGTGTGGCACTTGTTCAACATATGGCTGATACTCTCCGAGACTTTGCCGACCCTGATGCTTTGTCAAAGCAACAAAGGCAAGAGATAGAGGATGAGATATTCGATTACATTAAAGGACTAGGATGGTCCAACTGGAGTGCAAGTAACTCAAGAAAGGGCATAAGAAGCACTATGAAATACCGCCGAGTGCCATCATGCGCATGGTTTGTGGCAAGAGGTATGTGTGCTTCTAAGTGTTGGAGGTACGATGGCACAGCCGAAGTACCGGAGAGTGATTCTTTTATAGAGTAGTGTACAGTCGTATTGTATGCTCGTAGTCGATGACCGAGAGAACGACTTATTAAAACATAAATTACTTGCTGCTATGGGCGAACATATTAAAATCAAAAGGCTAATATCCGCAGATTATATTATTGGTGAGATAGGCATAGAGGCCAAAGAGATAAATGACTTGTACCATTCAATCATGGGACATGGCAGAAGTAGAACTATAGTAGGGCAACTACATGACCTAAATGAGAACTTCGAGAGACCTATGCTCGTAGTCTACAATACAAAGTTAAAGCCCTATGTTCGTGGCGGAGGGCGTGCCGCTATCGCTAGAGAACTAAGAAAAATGCACGCCGTTATTAAAAAGTTCAAACAGAATTTTGCTATTCAATTTCCTAACATTCAGTATATGGAGTTGTCCACTATGGATGATTTTGTAGATTGGCTAAATGCTATGCACCATAATATGCGAATCCGTGGCGTTACTATCGCTGAACCTAAAGAGATTACTAGGACAAGTAATCGAAACATTGACCCAAGAATAGCAGCCTTGTCCTCCATTGAGGGGATATCCGAAAGGGCCGCTCACGATTTGTTAAGTCACTTCGGTTCTATACCTAGAATACTTCGCTCAAGGACTAGTCAGCGCCAACTCATGGAGATTGACGGCATAGGTCGTAAAAGAGCCAAGGCCATACTATCCCTGCGGGACAGATACCCCGACCAACCTGACTCTCACTCCGAATAAGTGTAGGACTTAGACCCCGAAGAACCTGCTACTGAACGATTATCGGTACTCAGTTCTACACTATGTAGAATTACCGAAGCGTATGACGCGGTATCACTACCTTGTCCTGCGTTGCGCTCGATAGTTACTATGATAGTATTATTTGATACTGATGCTCCTTCTAAAATACCACTGAATAAAACAACACTGCCTCGTTCTATATTACTTATGGTGATTTCATTTGTTTTTTTGACTCCGGTTTCTGCACATTCAATACCTACTAGTAGAACTGCATTGCCCGATGCAGCACCCATAGTCGCTTTAGCGATAACTCTAACCTCATCCGATTGAGAGTTAGCCGGAACTCTACTACTAATTTTAAATATAGTAGGTGGAGAAACCCAATCGCCGGCACCCGCAAACATCATACCGTCGTCACCCATAATAGCATCTCCCGATATAGGAGTTATAGCAGAATCAAGACCTGTTATGCCACTATTATCTCTTGGTGCGGCGCTTGGTTTTGTTTGTCCTAGGACACTAAACGAACCACCAGTAACACTGTCGTTATTGAAGTTCATAGTTCCTTTGATTCTATTAAGAGTAGTGTTGCCCATAGCAGACGATGATAACTTATGTACTCCTTTTTCCGAGGTATTTACTCCGTCGGGACTACCTGTCCTATTTGGATTTGTTATTGGGTTTAGTTCGGAACTACTTGTAGCACCGGAGTTGCCATCGCCCCATGCACCACTACCTTTCCACGCGCCACCTTTAGGATTACCCGCATTATCTCCACCTCGACCACCAGTAGTTTTGCCATCCGAAGGTGGGGATGATGACTTACCGCCGCCATCGCCACCTTGGTTGCCTTGACTAGAACTCTGTGTGCCACCTCTTGATACTTTAGGTAGTATGTAGGATGCAAAGTTCTTAGCAGCGCGTGATACATCTCTTTCAAGTGTCATGTTTAACTTCTCAGTATCTCTACTACTTATCGACCAATTTAGACTCTTTATGCTTAACTTCTCACCACTAAGTCCCATTTGAGCATCGGTGTAATCTACAGTAGTAGCAGCAACAAAGTTAACATCGTCAACTATGTGTAGTCTTGGGGCGTACCACTCGGAGTTATGGTTCCAGTAGTCTGCCTGTCCGAATTTATGTACGCCTAGAGGGAATATACTGTCAGTGTTATGGCCCTCGCTATAAGTAACACCTGCCCAATTATGAGCGTTTAAGTGCGTGTTTGATGAGCCACATCTCTGCCTTAGTAGAGACACTAAGTAATCGTGGTTAACTGAAATAACTATGCTACCTGCTCCACTAGACCAGTATGAAGTGGGGACTGTTAAATTGTAAAGTCCATTTTGACTTACTGACACATTTGTTGAGTCAATTAAATTAGGACCGCCGATACCACTACCTGCCGGTAACGACCGCCAGTCATAGTCCAGTAGATAAATGCGGAATACTGCATTTTCGGGATTTAGGAAAGCCCCGTATCTATCATCAATATCTATGGCTATTCTTAGGTTGCCATCAGCATTTGTATATCCTCCAGCCGCAGTCTTTTCTGTGCTCTTTGGCATACCTTGTGGGATATGAACTACTTGTACTGCATACGATACTGAGTTAGCACCGTACCAGTAGTAGTTGTTATTGTAGTCGAGTGTACTTTGAGTATCAGTGTTAAGAGTAGCCGGCCCATCTCTGCCATCGAGAGCGTTTTGTATTCCCGAAAACAAGTTACCGCCCCAAAGAGAGGCCCACGCCCATGCCTTGTCCTCAGTATAGGCTCCTGCTAATGTTGATGTTCGGGGGATTGTTCGAGATTGGTCAGCGACATATCCATAGCGAGCATTGTATAGCATGACATCATTGAGTCCGTTCATTGTGTGGGAATCACTAAATCGTAGTATTTCAGCACTGACTGAGAACGGCGCTGCCTTGTTCTTTTCATATTCTTGCTTGGCGATAACCAGCGCCTCGTTTTTTGAGGTAACAGAATCGACTCTCACAATCTCCCAACGAGGCCGAGTATTAAGAGTAGCCTGTGGATAATCAACGAATGATGTTGAACCATTGTAGAAGACTCTCACATTTGATATTTGATTAGTAGATTCAGTGCTTAGTGCTGACACTCTTAGGTTATTAGCATTAAATTGAAAACCACTGTTGTATGTTGGTCGATATGATGGCTGTGAGTCCCGACCCATTAACCAAGACATAACAGACCGAACACCATCATTGGTTCCTATACCTGCTCCGGCTTGAGTAGTAGCAAATATGTTTGCTATGGTGCTGTTTCGACAGTCATTAACTTGTCCGAAGTCATCGAATGTGCCAACCTTACGCCAATAACCCTCATGATTAGTTGTTGCTGTGATGCCAGCCAGTGTTATGTCAAAGTTATATGAGCCATTTGTGCCCACATCACTAACAACATAGCGACTTCTGTAGCCATCACCAACTTTTGATAGTTGACTGTTGCCGTAAATCTCTATGACATCACCGTCTTGTAGGTTAGGGTCAGGCCCAGCACTATTGACTATAACTGATACTTTACCGGCTCTAATAGCACCAGTGCCAGTAGTAGACGCTATAAATGAACCATTAGCATCATTGATTGCGCTTTCTTGAGTAGTAGTCATTCTGCCTGTATTTGGGATAGATGCTAGTGAAGGGATACCGTAGAGTGCTGATTGAGCCAACCAGTTATATGTCAAAGAGTCAAGCCATGTTACACGGAACTTGTCGCTGTCATTGAATGTAAGACTGCCTCTATTCTCAATGAAACCATCAACTTGCATCATTAGTCGCATAGGGAAAACATTGGCAAGTCCAAAATTAACTACTGCATCACTATATGATGTGCCCGATTCTACCTCTCCTATAGGGATGTCTACTTGACTACCTGTTAGTGAAAAATTAGGACCATATACTCGTAATAAGTATTCTGCATTGTTATTACCGCTACCGTAACCTGCGCCATTCCACTCCCCTGCTGTAGTTGTCCCTAACTTTGGCATACCTAAATCCAAAAGTCGGCTTATTTGATATGTATGGTCTGCACCGACTACCGTACAAGTACCAGCCGATACTGTTGCTGTTGTATCCGATAGTTGTATTTCAATAGCATACGAAGCGGGGGTTGGATTAGTAGCCTGACTCTGTATTATATATTCTCCATCTATATTTGGAGTTGTATTAGAACCGGAGACTACTATTCTCTGCCCCTTACGGAACTTTGTTAAGTAACTGCTGCTTGTACCTGCTGTCAATTCTACTAGGCCAGCACCAGCAGAAGCCACATTCACACCCGATACTGCGGCAGGTTTGCCAATTGCACAAAAATGCCATATTTTATCTTTTTCGTGACTCACTATTGCCCCAACATCACCAATAATAGCATTGTCTATTTTTATTATATCATCATTAAGTTGTATTAGTTCATCACCAACTTCTATATCCGTAGTAAGAACTGTTGCTTCGCTGTTGAGGTATTTGTAATTGTCATTCCAAGCAGTAGAAGCAGATTCTTCTAGGTTACTCGGTCCGGTCGCTGCCCTAACCCAATAATTGTCTATCAGCACAGGGAATCCTTCGGTCTCTACTAAGTAGTCGCCCACTTCTTTTCTCCCACCCGAAGTCTGCCCAGTCTTACCTGCATTGGATTCAGTGTTTAGATTAAAGAACTTTGAGGTATCTACAAAGACAAAAGCCCCTGCTTTATCCTGCCAGTTATGGTACCTGTCGTCTACTGACCCACTAAAACTAGCAGGGCTATATGAGTCGGAACCTACTGAGGACCAAGTATTACCTGTTATTGGGTCTTGAGTAGCATCCATCTCCCATAAATCAACATCAGCCCCTATTGCCAAATCGACGAACTCTTGTCTTTCACTATCGTTTGATACTGCCGAGTTGGCTAAAACCATAGACACTGAGTAGTTCTGCGCGTAAGGTGCCATAAGTCCGAAGTTCTTTCTGCGGAATCCTTGGTCAGCATCAGCCGAGCCATCGTTTCTCATGTCGGCCCACATAACCCACACATGCTTATAGTCATCACTGTGACCTCTTACATTGACAGTCGCTCCTGCGCTGTGGTTTCTTTGAAAGAAGTTGGTTGCCGGTACAACAGCAGTCATAGTACCATACTTGATAGTACCTGCTGTGGTCTCGGTAGACCACACTTCACCTTTTGCTACTTGGTCTAACCTAAAACCAGTTACTCCTATATTTGCATTAGTTGTCACGCTTGTAGGATTAGTAGTGTAGAATACTCCAAATCCTTTTTTTGTTTGTGTTGTAATAGCAGGTGAAGAAAAGTGCCACTCACTAGTTATGTTGGTGTTGCCCCAAGTTCTCCAATCGCCAGCGGGGTATAGAATTACCGGCCAACAAGAAGTACCATTCCTAGTTACTGATACAGTACTACTACCTGTAAGTGGTGATAAGACAGCGTACCATGCTCCGTTTAGATTAGTATTAGATGAGCCTTCTATTACTATTATATTACGGTTAATATCACTAGCCGATGCAGTCGTAGGGACATAAATAATAGGAACCCATATGTAGGGTCTTGCTACGCCCCTAGTAACTCCCCAAAGTGCTGTGTTTGGTTGCGTCGGTTGCACATTCCCCACTGCAATCCAATCAATCGCTTTAATTGTAGCAGATGAAGCGGGACTTGCACTAGTAACAACACCGCCATCCACTGTGCCGTCAGCATCTATAATTTCAATACTACCGCCACCACCTAATATAAAATCCGATATTGACATAGCGGTACTACCTACGGTGAAATCCGATGCTAGCGTAGTAGTTGCTAGTGGTGTTTTTTGTATTTTACCGAACATATGTCTAAACCATAGAGAATCTCTAAAATCCTTCAACCATCGAGACTGCAAAACCCTGTATTGAGCAGAAGCAGTAGCGTGCCCATTGATAATGGCAGAATCCCAATCGACATGAGTTGCGTTAGGACCTATAGTGTCGTCATCATTGTAAATCTGTATAGGGTGAGCAGAACGGTTTCTCATACGAGAGTCTTTATGCGCTAGGAATACGCCACTGCCGTCATCTATTTCATTGAAACCAAGAGTAGCGTTGGCTGAGATTAGGCGGGATGCACCAAAATAGTAGGTGTTGAGGTTGTTTTGCGCTTCACTACGGTTATATGCCACCACACTAGTAGAGTCTGCATCTCCCGAATCACCAAGTTCCCAAGTTGGGATTTGTTGGTCGAGAGGCTCAAAGTTATCGGAGGCTGTCAATTTTATAGTAGGTGTTCTTTCTACCGCACTCATATTGTAATTAAGACTCTTAACAGTCCCTCTCCATATTGGTCTATCTACTGCGTCACGGAACATGAGCAATGACCAGTCGGCATATGATGTTGCGTTGAAGAACTCAAGTAACTTTAGTTGCGAGTCATCGTCAATTAGAGTTAGATTTAGTGTCGACACACTGTTCACAGCACTAGTATATGCCATAGACACCGCAGGAGGCATCTCTATGCCACTAGGATAGTCGTTGAGGGGTCTAATCAGCCCAACACGGTCAATGAGCACTGCGGCCTTCTTAGAGCAACTTTTTCCTTGTATCATCCAACCATACATATCTGTGGCTGTAAAATTAGTACCGTCAGCCTTAGTAGTCATGGCTTGGTTTGTCACCACTGCTGCGCCATTCTTGTACAAAGTGTAGCGGTTATTGGTGTAGTCTATTACAAAGTCATAGTCATCCCAAAGAGAAGTAAGAGTTGGTGGGGTAGACCAAGAAGTAGTCTCTTGATACGCACTAGGAGTAATTTCTAGTTCTATTGCTGCGCGAGAGTATCCAGTATCGCCGGATGACGAACTGGTGAATGCTGACCCCTCACACCCAATACTTAATTTAAATCGAGCGGTTGAGGTATCGACAGCGCATGCGTGCATACGAATAGTAAATATGTCTCCATCACCTTTGGAGTTAAGCGTACCGTCAAAAGAAAGCACAGGGGCGTAGGATGCAGAGGTCATGTAGACTTCACTCACTAAGAATGGCTTACCGGCAGGGGATTGAATAGGATAGAGCATGGCTTTTGGGTTACTGGCTGTGTATGCGTTATTATACAGAACCTCCCCCGAATACACACCTGCTAAGTGTGTTCTCACTACTGTCGTAGGAGTGGTGATACCGGTAGGTATTCCGGCCAGTGCGTCAAGAGTGCTTGTAGAGCCTCCGTCGTAGTCGGGAGTCTTTGAGGTTGCTCTGCCGTATGAACTATCATTAGTTCCTACTGCCGCATAGTATCTACTGCCTGTATTATGGGCATATGAGAATAATAAGAATGCGTCTTTGGCATCGGCGGCTTTGTACGCCTCCCCAAGAATACCTGTGCCACCATCGAAGCGCTGCCTGTTTGCATTTGTCAACGAATCGGGATATTGTAGTTGAGCCATACCTTCGTACTTACCGGCGTTGCGTCGGTTTTGGTCGTAGGTCAACCATTCATGGATACCTGCGTTGTGAGTGTGTTGGTCGGCTGTAGTAATAGCGGCATTGTTAAATCGACCGGATGCTCCGTCACCACGCTCACACCATGCGTAGGTATATCGGGGATTGAGGGTGGCCCATCCGTTGATAGGATTGCCATGATGGGTCTTTGATGAAGTCCAAGTGGTGTTCGGGTTGTTGAAGTCGTCGGGCAAAGTACGGGCGCTAAAGAAGTCGTCGTAGTATCCTGCCATCCAAAATGTTAATTTTCTATCTACTGAGCGCATTTACTTCACCTATACTATTACTGTGTCGCTAGGACTTCTGTTACTATATCTGTTATTCTTGCAGCGGCCTCTCGCTCGTTGAAGAAGCCGTGAAAGTTGTTAGTCATTATTACCTCACTCTTATTGTATAAAGTACCGACCCCTTGTTTCACTACCGTTCTGTAGAGTGAGCCTGTTACATTGCCGTACTTTCCACCAAAGAACAACTCCTCACGGGCACCGGAGAAGTTGTATATCTCATCGGTCAAGTTCTTTATTTCATCAGCCGCCCCAGCAGTGGCGGTAGCAGTTTCTTTGGTTTCTTCGTTTATTGCGTTGAGGTAATACTCTCGTTCTTTTTCGGAATATATCAGCCTATTTAACTCGCCAAGGTACGCTGCAATCTCTTTGTCATTAAATGCTTCTTGCGCTAACTCTAGTTGGTTTTTACTTAATTTGTTTCCTTCTCCCATATAATCAAGTAGTTCATCTAAGTTATCTCTTATATTAGACATGTCGAACCTACCTTCAAATCCAGTCTGCATGTTGATACCCAATACTGTTCCCAGCATCTCCATGTCCTTATCCTTCGCTCCCCCAAAGTTTTGTTTGGCCCAATTAGTAATGCTGAAAGCACCCATCAAATCGTCGGCAGTAGTTGCAGACAACTCGTCAAACTTCGCTTTATCTACAAACTTATTTGTTTCATCAATGGTACTTTTTAGTATGCCTAAATAACGAATAGCGCCATCAATTTGCAGATTTTGTGTATCATTAAATTTACCTTGGGATTCAGTAAGTATTCTAATGTTATCATCTATAACATCTATATTGTTCACCAATTCAGCAGTGCTTCTATTATCTATACCTAGTGTTTTTGCTAAAATACCATCTTCTAAGGTGGTAGAATCGGCTTTTAGTAACCCTATGCTGTTTTCTGTCTCAAGCATGGTTTCGTTAAGAGCGTCCATTTTGTCTTTTGCGTCCTTAGCATTAAGTTGTACGGCATAAATAGCCCCTCCTATGACTGCAAAGGGTGCTGCGGCAGCGACCATAGCGGAAAGAGCACCGGCAGTAGCGTATGACGCTTTTCCGACCTTCATAATTCCTTTACTTAATCGACTCTGTGCTACATAATTACTGTTGGCCGAAAAAGTAGACTCCAATTGTTTTTTGTTAAGAGCGAATAATGCGGTCGCTGATACACCGGCTGCTTTGGCCGCACCTAATATGTTACTAGCCATAAAGGCCATTGACATTGACGCTCCTAAAGTACCACCGGCCACTCCACTCATTAGACCTAGTAAATTATTCGTAGCGAATCCAAGTTGCCTAGTAACCATTACTCTTTTCTCACTTAACTCTATGGATTCCTTGTCATTTTGAATTACACTTTTAAGCAGGGGAGGCATGTTTTTTAACTCAGTGTTGTAGTGCTTAGTAACATAGAGTAACTTCTCTTTCATGGCGGCTTCTTCGCCAAGTTCTTGATTTACTTTGTCCATTAAAGGTTGGAGTTGTATTTTGAGTTGCTTATCCTTTTCCATTTCAACATTGAGTTCTCTTTCCGTCAATGTCAGTAAATGATTTACTCTATTTAGGGCATTCTTAGATGATGCCACCGCTCTACCGTTCATAGTATGGTCCTTATAGGCCGCATTTAGAGTATTGATTGCTTTGTCGGACTGAATGAATTGCCCCTGTGTGTCCTTCATGGCTCTTGTAAATAAATCATGCTGATAAGAAGTGTATTCTACAGACCCACCTAGCCCGTCCATCTCGAACTTCGTAAGAGCCAAATGGTCGGCATAGTTACTGAACATAGCCTCGTCGCTACTGTCTAGCATGAACTGCCTTTTGGTTTGTGTTTTGTCGGCTCTCTTCTTGAATGCTTCGGTGAATGCACTTGCACCTTGTTGTCCTGTGCTTCTTAACTTATTCATTAGAATTTTTTCTTCTCTTGGACTTAGTATTAAGCCGGACTGCTCAAACATATCAAGACCCATAGCCTGATACTCTTTTGCAGGGTCGCCATCATAACCTCCACCTCTCGCTCTATATCTGTTTTCGTTATCGGACTTAAGACGCTGTAGCAACATGCGTTCTTCTCTAAGTAACCCATGCCTTTCATGTATCAAAGTTATTTCATCATCTGTGAGGTTTTTAGCCACATCTAAGTCCGACAAGTATTGACTCATCATAGCGTCTTGAGTTGCTGTTTTTTGACTATACAGTGCCTCAACATCTGCTAGCATTGTGCCTTCTGTTGCTAAATTGTATGTTATTCTAGCCGCTGTTCTTTCAGCGTAAGTAGAGTTCTTATCATTTAAGACAGCCTCCATCTCTTTAGCCCGACGGATTTTGGCTAGTAAGTTGGCCTTCTTTGATATGTAACCGTTCTCCTTTTCTTCTAGGGCGGTTATTTTTTCTAATTGTTCTTTTTCATCAGCCAAAGCAAAGGCTATTA